TCCCAAAATATATAGGTCTGTACATTAATCCACAAATTAGCGCCATCATAGACGATTAGTTTCCAGTCGGTAGCAGACTTTGTCCACTGACTTAGGAGTCCACATCCTGCTGTATGCTCATAGACAGTTTGGTTGGACCCAGCTATCGGACTTCCATCTATGTGCCATAGGTTAGAGCCATCCCAATCTAGTCCGTCAGTATAATGGCCCAATGAACACGATGAGAGCAGTATGCCCGCAGTAGAATATCGATACTGAATTGCGAGATTTATCGTCCATAGATTCGTGCCATCCCAGCAAAGCAGACCGCGTGCAGCAGGCAGAGCAAAGCCAGTGATAATGGCACCTGCACCGTCCAACTTGTAAATCCGGTAGCCTATTGCCATCAGCGCTTAATAGCTCCCGGCCTTGACGATTCGCCCGTCCATTACGTCTTTCAACTGCCGCTCGTGGATTAGGTTCCCCTCAATGTAGATGTTCGTCGTCCCTCCCGCCCCGCGTCCGGCGGCCCGCTTGCGCCCCGCTGCTATCTGCTCCGGTGTTGCTGCCTGGCTTGCGCTTTCCTCAATGAATTGACTGCCCTTCGTGGCGAATCCCATCGTACCCTTAAACGTCTCCCACCAGCTACCCTTCGGGGCTGGTTTCCCCATCGTCTCGGCGAGGGCGTCGGCGCTCTTCTCCATGCTCTTAAATGCTGCCTCGGCCTTGATAGCTTCCTTCCAGGTGCGGTTGATGCTCCACAAAGCGACACCAGCGGCAGCGGCTATCAGTAGGAATGGGGCAGCAGCCGCAGCCAGACCCGCCGCAGCAGTGCCGAGGCCTGCAATAGCGGTGCTGGTGCCTGCTATTGCCGTTGTTGCCCCCGCAGCCGCAGTACCCAGACCCGCCAAGCCACCGGCCCCGCCAAGAGCGGTAATCAATGGCATAAGTTGTATGATCAGTACGAGTAATCCCCCACCCGCTAGGAGCAAGCCTCCTAGCGCCATCGTTGCTAGTATGGCCATCTTTGCCAAGTATGGGTGCGCGTCAGCGAACCTATTAAACAGACCTATCGCATCGGCGAGTTGTTCGGCCAGCGAAGCGATAGCTGGAAAGATGTGCTGCCCTACTTGGATCGCCACACCCTTAAGCGAGTCCTTCACATCGGCCAGCGCATCATTGAATCGCTCGGCGGCTTTAGCCGTATCTTCATCAAGGACCAGCCCTAACTCCTTCGCCCGCTCCATCAGATTTTCGATGCCATCAGCGCCCTGGTTGAACAGAGGCAGCAGCTTCGCGCCAGACCGCCCGAATATATCCATCGCCAGAGCGGTCTGTTCCTGCGACCCTTGCAGCTTCGAAAGCGCGCCCGCTGTCTCTATGAACAGGTCTTTGCTACTCTTGAGTTTGCCCTGGGCATCGGTGACTGTAATGCCAAGCCGGTCGTAAGCGTCCTTATATGTAGCCACCCCCTGCATTGCTTCACGCGCTGCTCGTGCCTGCCGCGCCAGTGACATTGTTAAATCCTCGAAGCTAACACCGGCCCGGTCCGCCGCGTACCTCAAGCCACTGAGAGCCTCGACGGAGGTATTAGTCATGGCTGCCGCTTTCGCAATCTCGTCCCCGTACTTGGCCGCCGACATCGTCATGGCTGCCAATGCGCCCAGTATAGCGGCCCCCGCCCCCATAGCCACCATGCCCATGCGCTGCAACTGTTGGGTGTTGAGATGGATGCCTGCCCCCAGCTTCTGTTGAAGGGCCCCGACGCCTTTGTCAACACCTCTGAATATCAGATCAAGGCTAACTTGTGCCATGCTTGCTCCTCGGATTCTCGGCTACCCACTGGGCCAACGCCTTGCCTTCGTCATACGATAAACGCTCTACAGCGTGCTCATAATCTATCCTCTCAAACTCCGCCAGACTCAAGCCGAGTGCGTCTGCCATGTACAACTCCAATATCTCAGGCGGTACTGTCCGCCCGCTATGACCGCACCTCTCCAACGCCTGCTCATAAGGCTCTACCCAGCTTCCACCGGCAAACTGCTTACTGGGTGCAAAGAGTCCGTAACTGGCGTGGGCGACGCTCCTTTTTTTGCCTCCACCGCCTGAAGCCTGAGGAGATACTCGTTCACTACGGCGATCTTATCCGTTGTGGGGATGCCTCGCCGATTGGCCTCCGTACACTCCAGGGGGCCGCCATCTTCGTCAAGCACATCGTCCCACGCCACGACGCCCTCGACAAACATATCAGGCATGAGCTCCAGGAGTTCCTCAGGCGGTGCGTCTGTGTCAAAGTCACCAATGCCGGCTTGGCGCGCACCCAGCCGCGTCAGCACCCGGTCAGGCGGCTGGAAATACCATACCGCCTCCAACGCCTCGACTCTGACGCGCAGAATAGCTGTATATGCCATGCCTGCCTCCTACGTAATCACAACACGGTTATAGATGTTCCCGCTGCCCATCGTGAACTCGTGGCCGAACCCCACCCGCCCTGCAGACTCCAGTGGGACATTGAGTACGCCGGGCACGAAGTTGCTCAGCGTGAACGTCACATTCTCGCCGGCGGTACCATTCGCCAATGCCGCAGTAATCGCATACGGCGTCGCCCAGGTATCAGCTACCACCGCAGCATCGTCAAACATATAGGCGTTTGACGTGACGCAAGCGAAGGTGGGGGCCTGGGTCGTGAAGTAATACCCCTCTGGCAGGGTCAGGACGCCGGGCGTCTTTGTGTCCTGGGGATTCTGCATCTCTAGCCCCAGATCGTTGCTAAGACTCCATGACAGCACGCCTTCGTCGGCGGTGGCAATCTGGACGGTAGTATCGTTGATGGTGTGGCCCACTACGGAATTATAGACCGCCGCGTCTGTCCCGATGGCCGCCTGAGCTACCGTAGCGAACTTCATCATGAAGTCGTACTGTACGCGCGCATCGGGCGCATCGCCGCACGACACAGTAACCGTTCCGGGCTGCCCAGCGGTGAGTCTGTATTCCTTGCCACCAGCGCCGTCGTCTACCTCGACCAGGAAGTTCGGGAACGCGGCGACTTGAACTCCGGCTGTGGTCGGAAACCACAAAGCGGTATCCGTTTTCGCCGGCCCCAGGACGCTGACATTGAGAGTCGCTTCGAGTGTTCCTTTCCGCGTGACTACCTGCCCTGTTGCGCCAATGTCCTGTATGTTATGGGGGTCCAGGGTGAACGTTCCACCCAGCAGTGCCCGGCAGAAGGCCGTGATTGTATTCGGCGTACCTGCTGCCCACTTTGAGATGCCTAGTACTTGCCCAGTGTATACCTCAGACATTATTTGTCATCTCCTTTCTTCGGTGTTGCGGCCTTCTTGGGCACGGCCTGCTTGGGAACGAACGCCCCCGCAGGCGCTTCCACTGCCTTGGTCTCGTCGGCCATTACGTCCCTCCTCCTACTTGTATTAGCACGCGTATGTCGCAGGCAATCGCCCATATCGGGGCCGGTATCCTGCGGATGATCTGCACGTCAACTATGCTGTTTGGGTTCCCTATGTCGTGCCCCATATCCCACCCATCCCAGACGGCGTTATAGATCTGCGCGCCGGCTGCATCTGAGCACGTCAAACTGATCCCAGTTCGGGTAGTATCAGCAGCGATAGCCGCCAACTTCTTCTGCGGATCGTTGAACAGCGCCTTATTGATAACCTTGGCATACCGCTCTCGCGCCTTCGTCATGTTCTTTTCCAGGCCGCCCGACGAATCACGACACTGGTCATAGCGGCGAACGTGGACGACCCTGATAATCTCCTCCGTCTCCAGCATCCCGCTGGCTCCTGCCCGCGAGGTCGGCTGCGGCCCCAGCCCCCGGACCAATATCGCCGGCAGCATATTGCGCACAAAATCGTTCTTGTCCAGCGGATAGTCGGCCAGGTCCCCGTGCTCTAGTAATTCCAGCGGCACTTCATTGGCATCGTCGGCGTCCTCAAACCAGTTAGCCGGGAGCCCGCCCGTGTGGGTGATGCTGTCTGCACCTTTGAGCACGGCGATAACCGCATCCACAATCTCCCCGGTATGCACAAAGTCAATCGCCACTATGCCGCCTCCAAACTAAGCAGCTTATAGAAGCCGAGGTCGCCCGCCCGCCGCACAATGTAGCTATCCCACATACCGGAACCATCGGGCTTAATTCTCATGCGCCAGCCCGGGCCGACAGCTTGCGTGGTATGCAGGCGGCAACTATAGCTCCCGATTGCCATCTCGCCAAGCACACTGGCCTCCTGCGCCCGTGTCGTTTGCTTTAGCCAACACCGCTGCGCCGGCTGTGGCGTCTCGTCGTGGTCGCGCTGCAAGTAGTCGGCCTGCGAGTCCTGTTGGGTCGGCTCAATTATTTGGCACCAGGCATTGTAGATCATTGGCCAATTTGCCCCTGTAGCCAGGCGTCTGTGACCTTGCCCGCGTGCTCGTCCAGCATCCTGACGTATGCGGCTTCGTTCTGCTCCCACGCCGAATCACCTGCGCCATGCAGGAAGTGCGCCTGTCCTTCTGAGTGCTGAAAATCTTCTCGTTCATGCTGCACGGAAGCATAATCGGCGGCCTGTCCGCCGAATGTCACAGTCGCCATTGCCTTAGCTGCCGATAGCTCAACTGTATCAGTGCCGCTTGCCCGCAGGGTGCCTTCCTCATATGGTGTCCTCGTCTGGGCGGCTGCTGTCAGTCGGCTTGTTGCCTCACTAATCTCATTCTTCAGAAGCATCGCCAACTGATTACCCTTTGGCAACTTCGCGACTGCCGCGAGTGCCCTGTTTAAGTTATCCATGCCTTGCATCTGGGCATTGATCATCAGTCCGGCTCCGCTCGTACCGCAGGCTTGATATTCATGCCACTAGTCCCGCGTGATTCAATGCGTGCAGTACGGATGATATACGGTTCCAGCAACCACCGCGCCCGATAGCATAGCAACTGCTGATAGCGCCCCGAATAACTCTCCGAGTGCCCGTCAATGCTTATGCTGGTGACGCCCTGCTCCTGCAATGCCTCGCGGTCCAGCAAGTCCGGCTGGGTATTGCGTATTAGCAGCCACAAGGCCTGCTCGCACTGTGCTTGCTCCACTTCCTCCGGCGCGGCCCAGTAATCAAACGTGATCTGATAGGCCGTCGCGTCACTCATGCTGCCTGTTGAAAGGACGGTGACGGTGCCCGCCGGATACTGCATGGTGAAGTCGGTATCCTTCGTGTACTCCGTCGCCCCGTCCGAAGTCTCCACCGTCTCGCTCCCGGATACTATCTCCGCCCGCGTGAGTGACACCGCCACGTCATAGTCGCTGGTGAACGCCTCCTCAATGGCCGCGCCGTATACTTCGCCAGCCCGAGGAAAGTGCAGAGCCTGCGGCGTGCTCGTGTCATACTTGACTCCGGCTAACCGCAGGCTCTCAATCTGCGCACATGCCTCTATCAATGCCCGTTGCTTATCCGAGTCGTCATAGCCTGTCCACGAGGCCTCGCGGAGAGTATTATTAAAATACTCAGTGGCGACGGCCAGGCTGATGTAGCTATTGGCGTTCCCGTTTTTTGGCGTTGCAATGATAGTCGGCATATCCAGGTCTCCTATTCAGTTGTTAGTTGCCCAGTCCAGTACCAGGGACGTAACACACGGCGATAGAGCACTCGGTGAGGTCTCCGCCCGTGCTCGCCGTCTCGCTCGGAGTAAACTGAAGGCTTTCGCCTTCGTCAATCTCCAAGCTGGCCAGGGTTGTACTGAGAGTCCACGCCTCGGCCATGTCAGCAGCTATGGCGTTTGCGTCCGCCGCGGCCGTGATGGTCGAAAGCGAGGCTACCTCGGTTGTGCCCGAGCCGGTCAGCCCCTTGTTCTGGATGTTGTAGTCGCCGCCAGTTGCACCCAACGCAATAGCGCTGCCGTTGATTAGATCAACGCCAACGATAACGCACCGGCAGGGAGCCACAAAGACATTGACCGGCGTACCCGCGCTGGCATCTACAGTTCCGATTGTGCTCATAGCAACGCGCTTGCGTAGTTCGTTAGCCATGTTCATGGCCTCCTTTAGGTGTCAAAGCGGAGGTATCCGCCCTGATCGGATTCGACAACTTTAACGGCCCACTCAGACACACACGAGATTTCCGTGGATCGCCGTTTGTTGTAGTGCTCTGACGAGACTTCCGGCATCTTCTTGATCACCGCACCCAGGGCGCGATTGTTGATGATGCAACCATAGTCATCCACGGCGTCCGTGTAGGTGTTGTCCGTGATGAACCACGTAACACCCAGGAACTTGCGGATAGTATAGGTTGACCACAACTCGGCCCCAAGGTCACCTGATTTAGAGGCATCGGCAAGCGCGGAACTGGCCTCCGTCGCCAAGTCGTTCCACATCTGCTCAGACATCCAGCCGAGCCACGGGCCAGCAGCAGGATTATCACGGATTGCCATCATTGCGTCGTGTAAGTCAGCCACCACAATGTCGGCAGTAGTATCCGTGGCACCTATGCCCATCGAAGCGGCAAGGTCGCAAACGGCCTTGTCAAACTTCGTGGACTGTGCTGATAGCAATTCCTGAGCGAGCTTCGCCGCATAGTCGCGGTATTCGCCAGGACTCCCCAAAGCACCGATTGTCGGGTCAGAAACCCAGACAACACTCTGGTGCTCAGTGGCCGAGATATTGACGCTCGTGGGCGTCATCTGCTGGACGCTGGAGAACTCCTCGCCTTCGTCCACATCATACGCGGTCAAGCCGGAGTACACATTGAAATCATGCGACTTGCCCGGCTTATTGGTCATATCGGCGACGCGGAGAAAATCATACCCCGGGCCACCCGGCCAAAAGATCGGCACGATGCGGGGAGCGAGAAGCGCTTGCCCCATTTCCTCTTGAATCAGGTCGGTGAGGTCTGTGGTCGTAGTAACTCCGGCCATGTCCTCACGTCTCCTTAGTTGCCCGCCTGCCCAGCCTTCACTACTCGCTGGAGCGGGCTTAATATTGCATCTGGTGCTTCCTTTTCAGGCAGCTGTCCTGCGGCACCGGGGGAGCTTGCCCCGATGCTGGGCTTCTTGCCAGTTCGCCCCTCAAAATCGCGCTGGTAGTCTGCGGTTACAGTTTCCAGCGAGGCATTGAGTTCCTCGTCTTTAGCCCCTGTGATCAGCAGCCTATATGCCCGAGGCAGTTCGGGCGGAGCATTCTCCAGAATCCAATCGGTGCGCACTATACGTTCACGCAACTGGTCGGCTTCTGCCTTGGCCGCGTCACGTTCTGCTTGTGCGGCCTCCAGGTCGGCCTTCTGGCGTTCCTGTTCGCTCATTGCCTGCCGTGCGCGCTCTTCCTCGGCCTTCTCAAAGGCGGCGAGTTTGTCCTGCAGTTCGGTATTGGTCTGTCCCTGCTTGTCACGTTCGCGCTTGAGCCTGTCCGTAATTATGGCGTCAAGCTGCTCCTGGGTGAACGACTTCGGCTCCTGGGTGTCAGCCCCAGTGGACTGCCCCTCAGTTGTCGGTTCGTCGGCCATCTGTGTTACCTCCGTTTTTCCCTCGTCAGGTGATTATGTGCAACCTGCCCGGATACCGCGCGGCCACATCGTCGCCCGTCCAATCATTCAGATGGTAGACATTGCCGCTGCCAGGCTCCGGCAGGGATACAACAAAGATTCCATCATTGCCGAGTAACTCCGAGACAGCATCCACGAATGCCTCCGGCTCGGCCAGGTGCTCTATCGTTTCCAGCGACACCACGCAGTTGGTTTGTCCGTCTTGGAACTCATGGCTCACATCAAATATCTCATCAGCCCCAGCATGGGCGAACATCGTCGCATCGCTTCCGTACCAGACCTGCGCATAATCAATCGTGCCCCAGTCGCAGTCCATTCCTACAACACCACACGCCCCGTGGTGTGCCAATATCGCCGAGCCATACCCCGGCCCGCAAGCGCAGTCAATAACTCGCCGGCCCTCAACGAACCGGGCCGCCTCTTCGTACCTGCGAATATGCTGCGCCGAGTTCTCGTTAGTCCCGCCTGATAGTACATAGCGCACGAGCGCATCCTGCCGCTCGCCCGTAGCGAACTGGGCATCACGCGCTTCCAGGTAAGTAGCCATATCCCCATACTCGCGACAACGGGCCAGCATCTCAGAGGTCATCGTGCAACAACTCCACAAATCGGGTCGCATCATCCGCCGCGAATTGCAGCTTATGGATTATGTAGTCGGTGCCCCGGTCGCCCGGGAAGTCCACGTAGAAGGGTTCTCCAAAGACCTCCACTGGCACATCGTACATCCGCGCTTCGAGCCCCACGTTGCTGGTCAGACAGAGCACCTCGTCAGTATCCGGCAGCAGGTCGTGAATCTGGGCTGACTGCGGCAGCGATTTAAGGCCCGTAGGCGCGTTTGTCTCCTGCGTGAACGGATGGGGCTTATACCATGCGTCCTTCGCACTGGCAAAGGCCTTAATTGCCCCGGAACCAGCGCCTGTGCGCCAGAAGGTAGCCGCGTCTCCGTAGAGTTGCCCGAACCAGACCACGCGGCGATTGCCATTGAGCCATTCTGCGGGCAATTGCACCCCATCATCTATCAGCAATTCCTGCTTCCCCGTGCCGCTGTACTTTGTCTGGCGGGCCCCGCGCCACCATTCCCGATAGTCGGCTAGCCGCTCGGATATGTGGTGAAACTCCTCGAAGGCGTCGAGCCAGACCTGCGGCACCGTCTCGTAGTATGCCCGACCCGGCGTCACTGTGAACGTCCGTGTGCTTATTGCCCCTTGGTATGCCCGGAACCAACCGTCCTCAATGCAACTGACCTTGAGGCCCAGGTCTTCGGCGGCAAAGATTGCGGCCCGAGTCCCCAGTATACTGCTGCCCCAGACCACAAGCTGATCAACACCCATGCGCTGAATATACGTCTCCAGCACCAGGACGAAGTGAGCGTACCAGCGCAGGCTATTCTCATATATCTCGTCGTCGGTAGAGCCGTAGCGCGTGCAACGGAACTTGTCGGCTTGTGCGTTATAGCGGAAGACCTCGAAGCCGCCAATATCATACATCAGAGCCTTCCCCTCACCGTTCCCAATATGACTCAACATCCAGCGGCTCGGCTCCGGTTGCTCCGGTTGCTGTACCACAATGGCCGGCTCGCCCGCGCGGACTGCCAGCGCAGTGAAGTGCTTCATGGCCAGCGTGTTGTCTGGTTGTTCGCTCAGGAACAGAATCATCGTATCTCCGCGTACTTTTCGCTATACGGCATCGGGACGTGACCACAGTTCGGATGGAACAGACCGGCGGCCTCGGCGTCAGCCAGGGCATCATACTTATCAGACTCGCCACTCATGCTCAGGATCACGCCCTCCCACGGCTCGCATAGTTCGCAGGCTCCGCCGTGGGTACTAATCTGCACCAGGTCCTGCCCCCGTTCGGCCAGCCGGTTAAAGGTGCCCTGATTAGTGGCTTCACGGCTGGTGGTCCGCGCCACCATCTCGGCGTAATTGCCAAGTGCCCATTCGCGCCCGGCCTTGTCGGTAAACCCAGTTATGCCTTTGTCGAGCAAGTCCTGCACTAGTCGCTTCGTCGCCTTCCGCCGCGTCTCGCCAAGTATTGTGGCCTCCTGCAAGGCATTGAGCCCCGCCTGCCGGAACACATCATCAGTCCGCCGGCCCACCACAGTCAGAACGTCGCTCATGCGCATTGACAGATTCTCGCCCAGGGCCTTAATGCTTTCCGTGTGCAACGCCCCAAACTCCGCCGGTAGTGGCAGCACACCGGGCACCCGCGCGAGTGAATCATCGGCGACGTTCATGCCAGCGGCATACATCCCCGGCAGGTGTAGCTGCGCCCACTCCGTCGTATACTCGCCGAGCTCGTCCAGGTGCTGCCGAATCAATTCCAACTGCTGCACCGCCCGCGCCCGCTGGTAGTCGGTCAGGTTGGCTTCGACGATCCGCTGCAATATCGCCTTCTCGCCCTCGCGGTAGGCCGTCGCCAACTGCCCGCTAATCACCTGCAGTTGTGCTTTGCTGTAAACAGTCGCCATCGCTAATAACCCATAGTCTCGTGTAGCTGACGGGCGGACTCCTCAAGTCCCCTCTGAGCTTGAACTGCACCTGTAAGGTGTGCCAATACGACGCCGACGAAAACCGCGAGCACCAGTACAATCCCAACCCAACGCCAACAAAGCAGCTTAAACATTCTCTCCCCCTCCTGCCTTAATCTCCTGCTCGGGCGCGACGGGTTCCGGCGGCGGCGCGAATTGCACCCGCCGCTCGGCCTTCCGGTCATCGGTGCTACCCTGCCCCAGAATCGCGTCAATCTCATCGTCGGTCAGGCCGTGCAGCTCCTGCATTGCCCGCCGCTTTGTGGTCAAGCCGCTGGCCATCATCAGGGCCTGATTCTCAATCTCCTCAGTCCGGTCACTGGGCAGCCCATCCTGCCAGGTCAGGGTCACGTCCTCCGGGTTGAGGCTTGTAACTTCCCCGCTCTCGGGACTCCACGCCACCGCCGCCTCTGGGCTGTTGTAGAGTTTCGTCGCCAGGCTGATGACGGCTCGTATTGCCGGCCCATATGTCTTCTGCCTCCGTCGAACAGCGGATGCGGTGCGGTGCTCCCGGAGTTTAAGGGCCCGGCCACTCTCCGCGGCCCCGCCCTCGTCCAGTTGCAGCGACGCGGGCGACACACCAGCAGTCAGCATCATGTCCGCCTTGAGGTCACGAATCTCATTCTCTACCGCCGTCAACTGCGCATCCCAAGTGATGTACTGGGGAATCTGGCCTTCACTCTCAGTTTGGATATAATCGTCAAGCGTAGCCACCTGCCCGCTCTCGTCCACATAGAGCCGAGGGCCGGCCAGCTTGGGGTAGGCGTGCTTGTCAAGTATCTCCGCCCGCTGGGTGGCACGGTTATCAAGCTCCCCCTGCAGATGCTCAATGTCAGCATAGTCGCTGCGCCCCCACTGCCGGCTGCCCCCGCCAAGAGCGATGTGGACTAGCAGCGGCGCGTCTACGCCGGTGGCCTGTTCGTCGGGCAGCACCTCCAGCGCAGGAATCGTTGCGAGTTCCTTGCGGTCCTTCTCCTCCGTGAAGCCATAATCGCCGCCGGCTAAATCCCCGTGCAGTTCGTATAGCCGATTCTCAATGCTGCCCGCCCCGTGTATCTCCTGGAAAAGGTACGGCTTCCCATCGCCGCCCCACAGCAACCAGGCTAACATCGGGCGCGGTTCGTCATCGTCAGTGAAGAAATACAGGCTGGGCGATACATACTCAATGCGAATATCCTGCGCATCAGCGTCAAAACGCACCTTGAGTATACCATCACCACGCGGGCTGATCTCAGTCGCCATGTCCACCCAAAGATTCTCCAACCCCGAGGTTGCGCCCAGATGCGCAATGAACTCGTCAGTGGCGTCGTCACCCTCCGGCGCGGCTATGCCCAAGTCCTCGCCAAATAGCCGGTCGGCCAGCAGGTCGGTGATCTCCCCGCAGAGATTGATCGGCAGGAACGGGCGGCTCTGGTCATATTTATACTTGCCGTGCGTGACGTAGACCTCTTCGTGTTCGGCCTCATAAATCTGCCAGAAGCGGCTATAGCGCTGGAGGCGGAAGCGGTCCTGGGGCGGGGGCCAGGGCGTGCTATACGACGAACGCCACGGCGAGAGGCTGGCGATATTCAGGCCGCGCATGAATCCCATCGAGCGGGCAATCCGTTCCTGCCACGCGGTTGCGACCTGTCTGACGGCCTTCCAGTAATCTGTCATAGGCTATAACCCTGCCGGGCGCTGTGTGAGCCGCACTTGGGATTTATGCTGGTCAAACCCGCTATAGACCGCATAACGCAGCGCGTCTGCGCAATGGTCGTCCTGCTTCTGGGGCTTGTCCTGGGCGAAGGTCCCATCCGGCTTCTGCTGCCAGCAGTAGGATTCGGCCAATAACTGCGGGCAACCTACAATGCGCATACCGTCGGCGATAGCCGTGTTCACTGCTGCGATCCCCGGCAGCACAGCGTTGTCGGCCTTCTGCGCGTTCAAGCCTTTGGCGCGGAACTTGACGATATTGCCCGGCTCAGACGGATCGCAATACCAGGTGTCTACTGGATACTGCTTCTGCAACTGCGCGGCGGCCTCGGCCATTGCCTCGGGGTGACGCATCGTCTCATGGTCTTCGGCAAAGACCCACTTTCCGCCTTCGGTATCCTCCCCGATAAGCAGCAGCACCGACGGATTGCTCCAGCCCCAATCCACGCCGCCGACGATCCGCTTCCACTCCTTCGGCAAGTCCCCATCGTAAGCACAATCCGCGAGCCCGCTATACACCAGACCATGAAATTCCTGCGGGACCCCTTCAATGTACTGAAGCGCCCACTTGCCGGTATACCTACTTGCCAGTGATTCCAGGTAATCGGCGCTGGCCACGGGATTTTCATAGCTGGAGATTCGGAAAAGCTCTGAGTTCGGAAGTTTCTTCTCGCCTTCCTCGAAGCACTCGGCCCACCAGCCCTTGCCGTATGGCGTGTATGTCGCCCAACAATGGTGCTCGAAGTCCGGCTGCCGAAGCCGGTCTAGCATAATATCGAAGGCCTTGCGAGTCCAGAGTGCCACCTCGTCAGCCCCAAACCAGGCGAGATCTGTGCCGTAGAGGCTATCGGGCTTATCCGCCGTGCCAAACCAGATAGTGCTCCCGTTAGTGAGTCTAATACGCTTATCTGATTTGTTCTGCACAGCGACTATATCATGCCCCAAGGCTTCGCTGACTGCCCTACTCCAGCGTTCCCACTCCACCATAAGCGAACGCCCTAGCATCGGGTAACTCGCGGATACCCACATACCCCTGCTGCCAGCGTGCTTGAGGGCGTACCCCAAGCCCTGCACGACGTTGCAGGTGGTCTTACCCGAGCCAAAGCCGCCGGACAGCGCCTTGTGGCGGGCCTCGCAGTTGAGGAAGTCCTCCTGCGTCACCGACGACAGGAAGTCCTCAATCCACACTTGCTTCGGTTGTGGGGACTCGACCATTGCTTCCAAAGTTGACCTCAATGGGCGTGCCAGCTATTCCACTAAACTCCTGGGGTGCGTGCTGATGTAGTTCCTCGCGAAGTTGCACGAGCCATTCTCTCATCTCGCGCCCGAGATTGCCCCAAGATGCCAGTGGCGAATCATCAAGGGCGCGGTCGAGCTTCTCAATCTTCTTGCAGATGGCAGCCACACGATTTGAGCGCCGCCCCCAGCCCTGCCGCTTGGCTGCCTCCAGTGCCTCATGTTCTGCCTCGTCAATATGGTCGGCCCATTTCTTGCGGTAGAAACCCAGCGTATTCCAGACAAGGGTGATACCATACTCCTGGTCTAAGCGGGCGAGAATATCCTTGTCGGGGATGCCTTCGCACATCCACGCCAGTAGTTCCTTTTTCTGGTTTTCTGTGAGCTTATTAGCAGCCATAACTGACAGCCATTCGCCAGCACAAAGACAAAAGCCTCCGCACATAATGGCTGCGCGAAGGCCTCCTTGCAAACAGCGTAGCAGATTAGACGAACTTTGTCAAGGGGGGAGGCCGCCGACGCCGAGGAAAGGGAGGTTGGCGCGCAGCCAACGCGCCAGCTTGGTTTCTCGGGTTATCGCCGACGGCCCCCAGTATTATTGCACCGTCCCCTGCCTTGCCATACCGTACCTGACCAAACATCGCCTTGCCGCGCCGGGCCCGGCCAGGCCTCGCCCCACCATACCTTATAGGCACGATTATAATAGCATCCCTGCCTTACCCTGCCAAACCTAAGCCCGCCAGACCGTACCAGGCCCGAGCTCACCTCTCCCTGCCTTAACTTACCAAGCCCCGCCCTGCCTCAGGCTATAATGCCTTAAAGCTCTCTACCCGAAACCGCCCGAAGCGTGGCCGATAGTCGAGCACCCCTATCTGCTGCCCCGCTATAGCCAAAATCCCCTGCAATACTTCTGCGGGTATGGCCTCCTCGTCAAAGAGCTCAAGCGCAAACGTAGCTCTCCATTCGTCGAGCCGGGGCCGCGAACGCATACAAGCCCGATTCTGAACCTTCGCCTTTCGATGGTCAATGGCATACTTACTCACACCGAGGTCAATGTATTCCGGCGTGATAGAGACGTTACCCGCCACCGCTGCTTTGTAGGTCTTACCCCTGCCGCCCGTCACTTTGATCCCCACGCCAGCCTTCACGAGTGCACAGTAAAGAGCCTCCGAAGGGAGATAGAGATTACCGTTCTCTAGGCGGTATGCTGCGCGCTCCGCCTGCTCCTCCGGCGTGCCATGATCCT